TGACACCTGACCACTTAGGACTTGAGAGCAAACCTGCCTCAAGCTCATTGATTTCATCTATACGGCTTTGGATGTCCATATCAAGGTCTTGTAATTCTTTCAATAGCTCTTTAGCCTTGTTCACTCTCTATCTCCTTTTGTGGTATAATAGTCTTTGCGATAACTATTAGCTGAGACAGAGAGTGTCTTGGCTTTTTTGTTTTAGTAGCCATTGAGTATATTGAGAGTCTCCTCATAGCTAAGTTTTACTTCGACCTTTTCCTCATCGTATCCTCCAAAAAATTTGGGGATTCTGAAATAAATGATTGTACAGTCGTCAAAATATTTAGTAACCGTGTAGACATGTTTGATTAGTTCTTTTTTAAAAGAAACGTTAGGTAAAACGACTAAATCAGGTAAAGTTACATCAGCAGGTCTTTCTTGCCGTTTCTTTCTTCCTGAATATGGGTATTTTTTAGGTTTCATTTATGCCCTCCTTTAAATTATTTTTCCATCAAAAACTAGTGTTATTGTACCTGTACCATCTTTGTGTTTAGATACTAAAGCACGACAATCTGAGCCCAATTCAACGCCCTCAACTGTGATACTGCGCTTTATCCTATCAACATTGATGATTGTTCCCATTAATGTTTTAATTCTCATGTTCCATCTCCTCAATAAGTATGTTGTCAATTATTTCTGGGTTCATTCCTCATCCTCCAAAAGTTCAGGGTTCTCATATACGTTGCCGATAATTATCACATCTAGGAACTCTCCATCAAGCAAATCTCCCATTTCTACAGAATCCCTATTGGTAATAGTAAAACTTCCTTGACTCCACTCGACAATACCCGTATTGACATACAAAAAATCTGTTTCGGTATAACAATCTTCAAATTGTGCAATATCCCCCTCAAAGATTTCCTTACCGTTCTTGTCTCTGAGGCCTGTTGATTGCATGAGCTTGACATCTCTAAAATCTCTCCAATACTCTCCAAAGTCATCATATAAGCGAACTCCTTCAGTGTCTATATAAATCCTATCAACCACCGACATTCTCTTACGCCAGTTATCCCACGCTCTATATTTTGGTATCATGCAAATCCTCCTCCTTCACAAAGCTACCGTCAATCCAACGGCCCTTGCGGTCTTTGATTTCTTGGTAAGCCAGTTCAAAACATTCTTCAAAATCATAACCGAGAATATTGCTGATTGATTTTAGATATTCAACCGCGAATACTAAATCATAACGAAATATTCCACTGTATCTATCATCACAATACTCGCAATAATCGATATAGGTTTCACCATAAAACGACATCACTCCACCTCCAAATCTTCGTAAAAATCAACTTTCGCAAAGTGTTTAGGGTTGATAGTAATCATTCTTTCTTCTGGTTCAATTTGAATTAGTTGGAGACAATCTATGTTGCCTCGTTCGAGCCATTCTAGCATTTTGAGAATTTGTTTGTATTCTTCTCTCACCTTGATAGTTTCATCCATATATGGATTTTGTAATCTAATATTTGTCATTTACTCTACCTCCTCAATCTCAATCCCTGGGCAATCGAAAACCCAGCCGAAGCCTGCAGCTTCTAGTTCTTTGCGGGTAAGTTTAGAATATGCTCTGCAACTGTAGAAAAAAATAGCATTCTCATCAGGATTACTCATAATGTACTGATTAGATGCTTTAATCTTAACCAGATACCTCTTCTCTTCATCGACCTCGTAGCCGTTAAGCCAAGCTCTAGCTACTAAATCAAATGGTCTTTCTTGCATAAACCATTTCCTAACTTCATCGTTCGTGAAATCAAATTCGAATAATTCTGCCACGTCTTTACAAGTTTTTCTAGCTTCCTCAATCCAATCCGCCACAAACTGCTTTACTTTGACTGGTTGCGGTTCGTCTAATTGTTTCACTAAATCCAAAACATCGTCCAAAGCAACATAAAACGTTTCTCCATACAATTTATCTAAATTTCCAATTTTCTCAATTAATTCCTTAACATTCATCTTCCAACTCCTCAACTCACCTTGTGTCTTTCCAGGTTTCCAAATTCTTGGCCATGGTTTACAAAATATGAACCAATCAGGATAGCGTCAGCTTCATCGTCTTTGACGTTCAGGTCGAATTCATCAGACACCTTAGCAACAGCCTGCAGCTTCATTGATTTTTTACTTCGATCCTTGTAACTAAACTTCCAGTACTTGCGCCATGTCGACACGTTCACGAAGTACACATTGTCAGCAATCAGTCGGCCAAGAATGATACCTGTCACAATTCCGATGCTGATCATAGACTGCTGATTTGGTCCCATGACCGAGTTCTTCTCGACCACAATCGACTCAAAATAACAGTCGTACTTCTGGAGAGCCCTTGATTGAATGGCTCGCAGTTCGCTAGCCATGAAACGCCCACGTTCAAAGAATGACTTGCTCTTATGTTTTAAGACACCACTCTGGACAAGGTCAGAGCCGTGAAATACGGCCCAACCTGTCGCAGTAGTTGAAATGTCTAACGATAATGTCAGATGACTCATTGCACTTCTCCCTTGAATCCACAGAGGTCGAATAGATTTCGTTTATTATTTTCGATAAACTCAAAGAATTTCTGTAGCTCGGCCAAGTTTCGTTTTTCTGCCTTGACTCCTAAGCTGGAATGGTATTCTGTCGGCTCTTTCGGTGTTACCTTCACATCTAACCAGTATAGTGGCTCAAACACGTCGCCTTCAGTATCCAAAGATGTGTCGGAATCTAAATTCCTGAATTGCATCTGAATATCATATTTGATTCCATTTGTAACCGTTATGTCATTTTTAGCGACATTAAGTGCAATACTCGTTCCTGCTATATCGATTTTATAATGCATTATTTTTCTCCTTTATGCGTGTTTTGTATTTTTGTTGATTTCTACCAGCCATTGTTCTGCAGCTTGCCGGATATTTTCCGGAGCCGATAAATTGTGCTTGCCTCTGATTTGGATAATCCGTCCTGATTGGTATTCCATAGTGAAAAACGGCTTGTCTGGTTCATCTTTTGACCTAACGAATATGATTGTTGTTTTGCCGTTCGCATGATCTTGAGTGTATCTAGCGCTGCCGACACAATGTGACAGTGCCTTCCCTTCCAAAATCAATTCTCCGGAATTATAGGCTGGTTTAAAGAGATACTGGCCTACCACTTTCTCGTATTTGGCCAAAGATTTCTGGCGCTTCTCGAACTTGCGCTGTTCAATCTCGCTCTTGTGCTGAATGAGCAACTTAACTGCATTGTCATGCGCTTTGACCAAATCTTTTGGCATGATGAGATTGTCAGTATCGATAGATACATTTAGCTCGTTCAACATGCTGATATAGTCTACATAGTAATCAAAATTAACTTTGTTTTTTAAGAACCAATTCTGGAACCTGTTCATTTTGGCAGCTTTTGGGATTTTGTTGATATCTTGATAAGTCAGGACTTTTTCAATCCCAGAAACAAGCGTGCCACCTCGTGCTTTGATGCGACGTTCTAGCTCGTAATCTCTAAAGGACCTGTCGGTATTTTTGAAAAATCGCTTATTTTCATGAAGCCATTTTTTTGTTACGACACGGCAATCAACTGCTTTTCTCACATGCCATCCGTCATATTCAGTAACATCATAAGCAAGGTCTGTAGCCATTCTCCAGGCGTTTATTTTCTGCAGGAACTCGATTTCAGAACGATATTTATACATGTGTGGCAAATGGTAGTAGCGTAATCCGGAAGAAAATTCTAAATACTTCAATTCAGAAATCTCCCGAATCTTTTCCTCCCAATTATTTTCAAAAAACACTGTCCCTGAGTAAACCCCTTGACCTGAGAAGTTAGGAGTAAGACCAGGAGCGTAGACTCCACACCTTTCGGTTAACTGTATCACCCGATTTTCGCTCATCTGTTCAAAATTTGTCAGTTGCATCCTGATAGATTGCTTGCCGTTTATATATTGCGACCAGAAGCCGTAAGATTGGATTTCAATCCGCTTGCACGTCACAAGAACAATTGCGAAACTGTGGAATTTATCATAAAAATCTAATCTGCTCGACTTTGTCAGCCGTTTTTCGATGACCATACAACCCGTCCGGTCGCTCTGAATTGTTTGAGATTTGTTAGACCATTTGATAGTCGGAATCTGCGAATAGCACCAGTCAAAGAATTTTTGGGGCGGTTTCAAACGCCCATCAATTATTTTTTGATTTTTTGTCATGCTAATTCTCCGAATAAATCGAGCTGACCGTCAATAATATTTTTCTGTTTTTTGGCTTTTTTAGATTTTGGTTTTTCAGGTTGTTGGCCGACTACTACAGTCGCATGGATAGCCTCGACCTTTTTAGTTTTGCCAGTAAAATACTTATAGACCCAGCCAAATACAGTAGAGTCGTCTACCATCGCACAAGATCCCGACTTATAGCTTTTAGCTTGATTTGCACAATATTTCAAAGCTTCTTTGATGGATTTCTTGTCGGCCAAAACTCCTTCAAAAAGTTTTTCGTCTTCTTGGTCACAAATCCAATTGTGGATAGCGTCCTCAGCTGGTCCATGGTCCTTCTTCATTTCCTCTAGTAACTTGGCCAGAGCTTTTTCTTTGATTTCATTCATTTCTAAAAAATGCGACTGCCTCTGTTGTGAGTTTGGCTAAATACGGGCAGTCGCTCATCCAAGG